AAAAATAATAAAAATAATGCTTGACTTTAATGTAATTAAGTTGTATATTATATCGGATAAACAAATAGGTTATCGTTCTCCAAAGAATTGAATCTCAATAGAGGTTCTATATGGGGTGTAGTTCTTTCTTCCTTTCTTCTACGCCCCTAAAAATTAAAACATAAGAGGTTAATAATGAAAACGAAAATAGACATGAAACAATTTATGAAAGATTGTATGCTAACTAATAATGATAAAAAACAAATGAGATCACTTGACAAAAAAACAATAAAATCTGATCCTAATTACAAAAACAATAAAAGAGTAAATCTTGAATACTATAATGAAGATGAACTCGAAGATACAGGTATGGATAATTATTCCGATAGCGATAACGTGGAGAATTAGAAACACTTGGTGATGCTGGAATGGATGTATATCAATAACACTTAAATCCTAAATGATTTTTATTAATATGGTACTATTTATGGATAGATATGAAAACTACACAAAAAGAAATCGTGGATGTCATAACCACCATCATGACTAGATTAGATAAATTAGAATTTGCACAACACCAACATAAAGAAATGTTCTATAAAGTTAAAAAAAGATTATTAGAATTAAATGATAATTTAAATGACGTATTGGATATCTTGGAGGGTGAAGATATGGAAATGGTTGATGCAGTAAAAAACAAATATTCGGAATTGCGACATTTGGTTGATGATGAGTTAGAAAAAAATGAATATGATTTTGATGATGATGATGCTAGGGAATTAATGAATCAAATTGTTGGTGAATCTTAATGGATGAATTTTTAGCATTTCTACAAGAAATACGAGATTTATTATTAATAATTGAAGAAGATAAAGATTTAACTTATCTAAGCAACGTAATAGAAAAAGTAGAAGAAGAAATAAAAATAATAGAAGAAGAGTCTTAATTGTTACATTACATAATAACGGTTTTATTTGGAATTATTGCACTCTGTACAAGTGTAATAACTTTCTACGCATTGAAACGAATAACTAACTACGAATTAATAATACTAAACATAAACACTACTATAGAATCAATAAAACATCAACTTAAACTAATAGACGATAAGGGTACATTCGAGTCTGATGATGAAGTTGGCTTCTTTTTTCAAGAAGTCAAACAACTCGGAAAACAACTAGAACAATTATTTGAAACTGAGGTTGATGATGGCAGCAAAGAAAGTAGTAAAAAAGATAGTAAAGAAGAGAAAAAAGAAAAGTAAGATATATTTTGGTACGCCAGTACATGATGCGATTGTAAAATATAACAGGTCCGATGATATACCATTCAGACATAAAGTATACACGGAAGAGATTCATACTGCTTTCTTAAAGTTAGCAGAAAATATAATCAATACCTTTAAGTTTAGTTACTTCAGTTATGGTTTCCGAGACCTACAGGAAGAAGTAGTTTCTAATTTAGTTATTAATATCCATAAATTTGATGAGACTAAAGGCAGTAAAGCATTTAGTTATTTTAGTGTAGTTGCTAAAAATTATCTTATATTGAATAATAATGCTAACTATAAGAAGTTAAAAATCCACGATGATATCGATACTCTATATACCCACGGTGTTGATGATGAAGTTATAGAAAAATCACCTTCATCTGATGTATTTAAAAAGACATTAACTTATTTTGAAAACAACTTAGAAACTCTATTTCCTAAACAGCATGATAAAGACGTTGCTGAATCAATATTGTTTCTATGTCGGAATAAGAATAACATTGATAACTTCAATAAGAAAGCTTTATATATAATGATTAGAGAAATGACAGATGTAAAGACATCTAAGATAACTCAAATATCAAATGTATTTCGTAAAATATACCCAAAAATACGACATGAAGTTCTTATTAAAGGACACATAGACAATTTAATAAGCACAGGTTCTTTGTAACAACTTTCTAATCGTTCTATATTTATTAATAGAATGTTATGGAAAAAGACTTTAAAATATTCGGTGATAAGAATTTCTCTGATTTATCCCAAGAGATATACGAGAACTCTAAACTAAAGAAAACTCAGATTGAGCTTTTAGTCCAAGAGGTGCATGGTTACATACAAGGCATTGAGGACATTGCCATCGTGGGTCCTATATTAAAAGAACTTCTTGACGTAGGTGTCAAGAATGATGATAATTTATTAAAGTTAGCAACCGTAATTCAACGTATCATGAGCAAACATCAAGTAGTTGATGATAGTGATGTTGGTTTATTAAGTGAAGATGAAAAAGAAGAATTGATGAATTCACTTGAAGATGCTGCTGCGGAAATACAAAAAAAATCCGATGATATTGATATAAGTAAAATTAAAGAAAAGTATAGTTCGTAATCATGTCTAATAGAATTAATCCTCAACGATCAAATGTTCTTGGTCAGGTAAATCAAGACACAAGTTTTGGACCAGAGTTTACTTTCCATCATGGTCACGTAGAAAAAGTAGTATTGGAATCAAGTGATTTGGATTCATTTGGTTATCCCGTATATGGCGCTCCTTCCGATGTAAGTCAATGTATTCTTTTAAGACCAACTTATGGCGGTCATTTAGATTTTGCTTTACCATCAAATTCTTTAAAGGGAATGGTATTGGCTCAACCCCTGTTACGTGGTTTTGCTGATTCAATAACTCGTGGTGATTCCGTAATCTATATGAACCTTGGTAGTAAGTTTTATTACTTAGGACCAATTAACACTTTAAACAATCCAAACTATAGTCCTGATACATTATATAGACCAGATTTAAATCCCAATAGAGTAGTCTTGGATGATAGAAAAGATAGTAGTGATGGGTACAATATAAACTTTATAAAAAGAGCAATCAATAGAATTACTAAAATAAAAAATGTAATTTTAGATAGACCTTATGATACTGGAATAGGAGAAGTAGGTTCGGATGCTGAGATAGAATCCAATACATCCGATTTAACTCTTGAAGGCAGACATGGTAATTCAATTCAACTTGGTTATAGATTTATAAATCCATACAGTATATTTAGAAATAATAGTTCAAGTGGAAACAATGGTTCTGTTTTAGGTATGTTATCATTAGGATCAATACCTGATAATATTGATGGTTATAATTTATTATCAAGTGATAAAAGAATAGGAGCGGGATATCAAAATATACAAGAAGGACAATATCCAGGATATCTTATAAACTTTGGTAATGATGGTGAACCTGGAGAAGAAGCTCGTGAAGATATATTTAATATCGATTTTGGAACAGTAGAAAACGAAGCTGAACTGCAAACTGATTTTGATCAAATAATAATGTTTTCTGATAGAATAACATTTGATGCACAAGACAATGATTTTACAGTTTCAGCATTTCGTAATATTAACTTTGGAGCTGGTAAGAATTTAACAATAACGAATAAAGGATTCTCAGTTATTGAATCAGAGAATATTTATATAGGAAAGGAAGCAAAGAATAAAGCTCAACCGATGGTATTGGGAGATGAGCTGAGAATATTATTATTGGACATTATGAACATATTACAAAATTCAAGAGCATTAGTACAAGGAGTTCCGATTCCATTAGTGGATGATAAATCAGCACCAATGTTTGATAAAATACAAACAATAATAGAGTCATTACAACCAAGAACTTTAAGTGGTGATCCTGAATTACCACAACCAGGTAATACAAAATTTTTAAGTCAATACCATTATGTAGAGCAGAACGTTAGACCAAAACCAACATAGGAGTAAAAAATGAAGTTATCTATATTTAAGAAAATGATCAGAGAAGTAATAAGAGAAGAGTTAGATTATAAATTTAGTCGACTTAGTAAAGAGTTAAAAGAAGTAGTAGTTAGTAGTAATACTAATGATCTAAACAAAGCTAGAACTCACACGACACAAGATACAAGTTTGAAAACCATGATGATGGATTCGACTGGTACCGATTCCAACGTTCCCATAACCAAAGGCAACGTTTCTGTCCCCAAGACAAGTAATAATGTTTTGAATTCTCTACTTGAAGAAACTGCTCAATCCGATGATTGGAAAAGTGTTCGGGGAACTGGTCAAGAAGTTCAATCAGTACAAGATAATACAGAAGCATTACCTAATCATTTAGCAGAAGCATTAACTAAGGATTATTCCACGATGTTAAAATCAGTAGAAGAAAAGGATAACTTTAAAAATGGGGCTTAAAGACAACATATTTAAAGCTTTAAAAACTAATATTGAACCTAATAATAAAGGTGAAAATTATGTCTTTGAAGATAACGGTAAGGTAGATGCTTTGGCACAAGGCTTAACTGATGCGATAGTTAAATGGGTTCAAGCTCAAACATTTACAGTAACATCATTAAATGCTACTCAATTGAATGTTCCTGTGATAACTCCAGTTGGACCTGGTACGGCAGCTAAAGTTACCGTAAAGATAGACGAAAATAGTCAGGCAGCTGATAATCCTTTAAGTGGAACAGAGTCAATGCAAAGTAAAGTAAAATTAAAAACAGCCGTAGAGGTATAGGATGCCAATACTTGATAAAAGAAAAAATCAATTCATTGAAGACCAAGATACACGAGTAAGTGTTGGGATTGATTTTCCATTTGCACGAGTGCCAAATCAAGATGGATATTTCAAGACAACCAAGACTACCGTGGATTCGATTAAAAATAATATAAAACTATTATTACAAACCGAACAAGGTGAAAGAGTTTTCCAACCAAATTTAGGGATGAATTTAAAACAATTATTGTTTGAACAAATAACAGAAGATACTACAATAGAAATTGAAAATAACATTGTTGATACATTTCAAAGGTGGTTGCCTTTTGTAGACTTACGTGATATACAAATCAATACTGATAACAATCAAGTAAATGTAAACATAACATTCAGTATCAAAAGAGCATCAGCTTCATTAGAAACTGTTAATGTGACACTCGGTGGTGTTGGGGGATAACAAATATGGCATATTCAGATAAACAAAAATTTAAACCAACGAATATCAATTACACGAGTAAGGATTTTTCTACGATTAAAGCTGATTTAATCGAATACACGAAGTCTTACTTTCCTGATACGTATAAAGATTTTAATGAAACATCTCCTGGTATGATGTTGATTGAATTAAGTAGTTACGTAGGTGATGTATTGTCTTATTATGTTGATTACAATTATAAAGAAAACATATTATCAACAGCAACTGAAAAAAGAAACGTAAGAAGATTGGCTGAATTTCTTGGATATAAGACTCCAAACAAAACTCCATCTGTTGTTAAGTTAAAAGTAACCACGACAATAAATGCTAACTTAGATGGTACTCCTAATTATGATACTATCCCAGCTAATAATCCATTTACAAATGGTTTACAAATTCAATCCAATATAGATAGTGAATTATTATTTGAAACTACGGGAGAAATTGATTTTAGTATATCGGGTTCACCTGACACGCCATCAATAAGTGCTCCAAATTTAAATACGAATGGTGAGGCTTCTTCTTATACTTTAACCCGATATGTACAGGCAATATCTGCTCAAACTAAAACAAAATCATTTACCATTACGAGTCCTACTAAATTTTTAGAATTGGATTTAGGTGAAGATAATGTTATTGAAATATTA